CCCCCCGCCGGACCCCGTCATGTACGTATCGACCTTCGTGAGAGCAAAAAGGGTGGGGGGCTTGACAACGGAATTACGGGATGATTATGCTGGCGTTATGAAAAATCATGCAGAAAGTGGCGCTCCGGCTCTGAGGTATGAGTTGAAGCGGTCGCAAAAGGCTCCGATCAACTATACGCAGGACGAAAAATCGGCTGTCATTGAGGATGTATTCAATGGGATGGCTGATGGCCGGGTGATGTCGGAGACATTAGAGCCATATGGGCTGAACGCGGGTACTGTGAGGCGGTGGATTGCCTCAGACGAGTACTGGTTCTACGAATATCGGAAGGCTCGCCTGCTGATGGCGCAGGCATTGGCGGAGGAAGCGTTGCAAATCAGCCGATTGACGGATAATCGGACGGTAACGCGGGACAAATTGCAGATTGACACGCTGCAATGGGCTGCGATCAGGATGAATCCGGCGGAGTTTGGCGACAAACAGCAGATTCAGACGGATTCCAAGCAGACGGTGGAGATCAGGCTGATCGAGGAGGAAGCCGAGCCTTTGAAAATCTCTTCTGGCGGCAGAAAAAAACTAAAATCGTAGCGTTTTCTTCAGTTTTTCTCGTTTTCGTATACTCTTTACGATCTTGCTGGCTGTTACTAAATCTCTTGAAGCCCGAGCACACGTATCCCCCCCTTACCCCCCCACGGAAAACGACTTTTTTTGGTGTCGTCTGTCGCTGACTGCGCGATCCGCTTATACTGATGGGTAAGGGTTTGATCTCTGAGTGACTGGGCTAGGAGAAATCTCCGTCAGCCGTCGCACACTGTAGAGCCCCCACGGCAGAGCCGCATGGAAAAAATAAAAGCCGAGAGGTTGGATGGCAAGGCCGAAGCGTAGAGGTTCTGGCGGGTCGTTGGATGTCAGCATTTACAAGCTGCACGACGGCCAGAAACGCATTTCTGAGAGTGATGCCCGGTTCCGCGTGGTGATGTGTGGGCGGAGGTTTGGGAAAACGGCGCTGGGCATCACCTTGGCCTGCAAGTCTGCGATTGACGGTCAGCCGGTTGGCTGGTTTGCGCCCGGCTATAAGTATGCGTTGGAGGCTTGGCGCGATCTGGTGCAGCGTCTGGGACCTGTAACGCAGCGGGTAAGCGAGCAGGAGAAGCGTTTGGAGCTTATTACGGGCGGGGTTATTGAGGTCTGGACCTTGGACACTCAGGACCCTGCCCGTGGTCGTAAGTATGCACTGGTGATTATTGACGAGGCAGGCATTGTTCGCGACCTGACAGAGACTTGGCAGGCAGCGATCCGGCCTACGCTCGTGGACCTTGGTGGGCGAGCCCTAATCTTAGGGACGCCTAAAGGCAGGAGACATGGTTTTATTCAAATGTTCAATCGGGGAAATCTGGAAGAAGAGCCGGATTGGGAAAGCTTTCGAGCTTCTACGCTGGATAATCCTTGGATCCCCCCAGAGGAAATTGATGCCGCTCGTAAAGAACTTCCTGCTGATGTGTTTGCACAGGAGTTTGAGGGCATTCCGCTTGATGATGGCGTCAATCCGTTTGGGCTGGACGCAATTCGTTCGGCAGTGGAAGATCCGGGCGAGGAAGAACCAGTAGTCTGGGGCGTTGACTTGGCCCGCGCTCAGGACTTTACGGTGGCTGTTGGCATGGACGCATGGCGCAGGGTCGTAGCGATTGAGCGGTGGCAGGCTCCTTGGTCGGTTACAAGGGATCGAGTCAGGGAACTGATTGGCGATGTGCCTGCTGTCGTGGACTCGACCGGCGTAGGTGACGCGATTGTGTCCGATTTGCAGGAAGCTGGCTGCATGGTATCTGGCTTTACGTTTAGCCAGCCCAGCAAGCTCAGGCTGATGCAGCGATTGATTGCCGCGTTTCAGGGCAACGAGATCACGCTGCCAGACGAGCCTTGGCTGATTGCGGAGCTTGAGAGCTTCGAGTTTACCTATACAGCATCTGGAGTTCGGTACGAAGCGCCACGCGGCTCACATGACGACGGCGTTATGGCACTTGGCCTAGCACTGCATGGCTGGGACAGAGTTCAGGGCGTACCGCCGGAGGATATTGTCTTGACAGATCCTTTTGGCGATGATATAGGAGTTGCACACTCCCTGAGTAGTACGCTAGGTTTGTCAAGTCTAGCAGGAGACTTTACACAGCAGTTGCCCGGAGACGATTGGTAATATGCGTAAGCCCAAGATGAAGCGGCGTGGCGGGGTCGATCTCGTGATCGCGTTTGGTGGACCGCCCGCCCAGAAGAAGCGTCGGCCAGAGATGGAAGACGAGATGGAGATGGAAGAGATGGACGACGAGATGGATGTCGATTCCATGAAGCAGGAGCGTATGGACCTGCTTGAGGAGCGTATTGCTCGCCTCGAATCCATGCTTTCCGAGGAGGAAGGCGAGGAGGAAGAGGAGGACGAGGACGAGGAAGACTGGCGATATGCCTAAGAGTTCTGCTTGGCAGAGGGCGGAAGGCAAGGACCCTGAAGGCGGTCTTAACGAAAAGGGTCGTGCCTCCCTCCGTGCTGAAGGCAAGAACATCAAGAGGCCGGTTAAGAAGGCAGAGGCGGCAAAATCGCCAGCAGCGGCAAAGCGCAGGATTTCGTTTTGCCGTCGCATGAAGGGCATGAAGGAAAAGCTGACATCGAAGAAAACAGCCAACGATCCAGATAGCCGGATCAACAAATCTCTACGAGCATGGGACTGTTGAAGAAGATTGCCGTATTAGTTCCTATTATGGCTGTTGGTTTTGCTATGCTGGGTTTTCGCAAGAAGCGGAAGCCTAATGATCCGTTGACTGATTACTGGTTTATCTAGGAAAGAAAATGCCGAACTACAAGAACGTGACTACGGGTTCCATTGACGCCAATGGCGAAGCGGTTACTCAGGCTTGCCGACTGCTGACGCCCGGAGCGATTTCCGTGCAGATCGCCGGAACCTTTGCTGGGACGCTTCAGCTTGAGGCCAGCGTGGATGGCACGAACTTCGCCGCCTACTCGCTTGCGGATGGCAACAGTGCGACCCTTGCTACGTCCGCTACCGCAGTGAAGCTGTTTGTGGGTAATGCTTTTGCTATCCACTCGTTCCGCGTTCGTGCATCGGCGTGGACGAGCGGCACTGCTAACATCACGATTGCAACGCTTTGATGTTTCCAGTCATTGTAGATTTTCTGTGGGTTGCTGCGTTTGTGTTTGCTGTCCACAGGTTTTCTGAGGTTGTGGCTATGTTTGCGCCACAGCCTGTTGACGACGGACTAGGCGATTACAACTTCGATGTGCCCACCGATCTTGTTGCGGTGTCGTTGCAGGAAAACGAGATCTGGGCGCAGGAAGAGGTGATGCGCGTTATCAGAGAGAGATACGAAGAGCTTGGTGACTGGAACAAAGTCCGCACCGCTATGGGTGTTGGGAGAATTGACTGATGGACGAAGATTTCCTTAGTGCGCTCATAGAGGACGAGATTGCCAGAGCCCTCGACGGCTTTAGCAATTCACCCGAAGCTCCCAACGAGCAGATGGCTCCGAACGAGCCGGAAGATGATAACCGCACCGAAGAAGAGAAGAATCAGGCGCTTCAGCGCGCACTATACGGATACAACTTTCCCGCTGCCGACCCCGAGGTTATCGACGATAACGGATCGTGGGTATCGTGGTGTCGCCAGCTTTGGGATTCGCGCAGGGAGTCCGTACAGCAGCATCTGCATCTCGTAGAGCGTAACCGCCTGTTCCGCGCAGGCCAGCAGTGGATTTCGGCTCAGGGTCTTGGCCCTTGGCGGGAACCATCCCGCCCCCGCGATTCTGCGCGTGTTGTCTACAACATGGTGGATAAGGCCCTAGATCAGCGCCTTCAGATCATTGTAGACCAGCGTCCGGGCTTTGCGGTCACCCCGACGACTCAGGACCCAGACGACAAGCGCAAGGCTCAGGCGCAGCAGCTTGCCCTTGAGTATCAGTTTGAGCAGCAGACCATGCAGCGACTCGCCCGTGAGGCTGCGTTCTGGGCACAGACCGATGGCGTTTCGTTCTGGCATATGTTCTGGGATGCTGACCGTGGGCCGTGGGACGAGCGGCTTGGTGAGCAGCCGGGAGAGCGCAAGCCTCTTGGCGATATTGGCTGTCAGACTCTGCGTGTCGAGCAGGTTCGCGTATCCTCCAATGCAACTGCTACACAGCAGCCCCATTGGGTCATTGTGCGTGAGGTAATCAGCAAGTCTGAAGCTGCGTACCGCTATGGCATCAGTGGTCTGGATGGCAGCGATTCCAGCATGAACTATGGCAATCAGCCTACGTACAGTGGTGCTGAGGGCATGGGCTCATGGGTTCTGTCTCAGACCACGATTGGTGAAGGGCAGCGGCTCAGGGATGAGGATGTAACCGAGCGGTTCACGGTCTACCTGTCTCCGCATCCCGATGTGCTGCCCGAAGGCCTACAGATCATCATTGTGGGCGATCAGGTTGTGTTTGGGCCAGCGCCCCTGCTCTGGACTACGATCCCGATTGTGGCTGTGCGCGATGGATCTAGCGATCCCAGCTATTT